TGAGAAGTCAGCAGAGGTCATAGTACCCAAGGCACGGTTTGCCTAAAGGGAAGGACTGAATCGTGCAGTACAATAGTAAATGACTGCTACCTTGAGAGTCTTTTGTAGTCAGATGTCCGAAAAGGAACTCTCTATTCACACGATAGGACGGAATCCGACAATAGAATAGAAGTGACGTATCTCGAAGGGATGGCTGAAAACAACTTGCCACACACCGTAAGGTGTAAAAGCACGAAACCGCCGTATGCCGAACGGCACGTACGGTGGTGTGGGAGGTCGGTAAATGTGAAAGTAGGAGGTAAATGCCTTTTATGAATAACATTTACCTCCTACCCAATTAAATAACGTTAAACTAAAGGGTTGCGGAATTAAGGATACAAATAAATGATGAGAACGCCAATCATTTATCAAAAGAGTGGCTGCTTCTACTTCAGAATGTTCCTTTGAACTTGTAAGTGCATCACCAGCCTTATCAATTTGCTTGCGTGAATATTTCATATTATTCTTTAATGACGATATCGTTTATGACTTGTATTTTCCAGCTTTAAATTCTATTATCGCTTATGAATTAAACCTTTGCATAAAGAAATCTATTTGTCCAACATCTGTAAACTCAAAAATGGCTTCATCTCCTTTTGCGTTTAGCAAGGTTGAATCTGCTTGCATTTGCAGATATTGATTACGATAACGAGTAGCTAAAATTGGGAAAACTTCTATATAGAAATTGTGCCCAAGAAGCCATATGTTGTAAAATCCATACTTGTTCATGTCATCAATAAGCTTATCACTCATATGAAGTATAGGATTGCTCATTTCGCCTTCTCCAGGAGCTAATATGACATTATTATAGGCATAGTAGACATGAGGATTCCCTATACCATACCTTGCGAATTTCCTGACAAAATCAAATTTTGGATTATTACCGTCTTTTGTGAAACAGTGGTATTTTTGCAGAAATATTTCATATAAGCCTCTTTTAAACTGTATCGTTACAGCTTTAATATTAAAATTGTTTCTTATCTTTATGGTGCGTTCCTTGTGTCGGTAACTGAAATATGAGGACGTGTAGTTTCTATATGATTGCGAGTTTAAATTCTTTCCAAACATTCTAAATGCTCCAAAAATTTCTTTTAGTGCATGATCTATGCTTGGAACACCAACTTTTCCTTTGGGAGCTGTTCCAAAGTAATGATTACAATTATCACAAACATCAAATCCGATTTCTGTGCCACCTAATCGTCTTGGTAATATATGTGGAGCTGTTTCAAAAGACGTGTTGCCCTCAGTCGCACCACACCATATACATTTTCCGACCTCTTTATATCGTCTGTTTTTATTCATAGGTCAACTATATCTTGTTACTTCCTAAACTTTATCAACTCCTCACCATTCACATAGATAGGCATACCCTTTGCGTAACCTGCATTTCTCGTTTTCTCTGCCTCGATAATAGTCTCAATGTCGAACTCTCCGAGTGTTATCTCTTCATCGAAGAAATAGCAGAAATACCTGTCGTGCCGTGGGTTGAGATACCCTTGGCTTATCATTTGCTCATGGGTCAGCTCACCAGTGTTCTTCACACGAAACGCCTTGTACACTTTCTTCTCGCCGTCCATATACAGGATGACGAACTTGGCGTGCTTCACATAGTCGCGGCTCTTCACCACACCGCCATGCACGTCCTTACCAAGGCGCACATTGTAGGCATCATCTCGCTTGCCACCGTTTCGGCTGAATATCCAGTTCAGATGCTCGTAACCATTCACGATGCCAATGAGAAACGTTGCCTTGGGGTAATTCTCCAAGTAGTGCATCGTGAGAAACTGCTTCGGTATGACATCGTGCGGACGTGGCTCTACTATTGGCATCTTGTCTTCGGGCAATGTCCTTGGGTCTACGCCAAGCGGACACTTGGCGATGTAAAAGGCATTTTTCAGCTCGAACATTACAGCTTCGTTCTCGCTTGCCACTTTTGCTCTGATTGTTGCGTCCGACTCTTTCTCTGGTTTGCGCAGAGCGAGCGAGAAATACTGCTGGTCGCTGCCTTCTCGGTTGTCGAAAGGGTGGTATACCTTACCAAGGAGCGACTGGAAGTTTTCCTTGATGTACACGTCGGGATTGACATCACTCTTGGCGGTCATGGCATAGAACTCGAAGTTCTCCTTCAGCATCTGTTGGATTTCCTTGCGGAACATCTGCCGTACCTTGTTGCGCCACAGTGCCTTACTTGCCGAGTGGTTGCGTCCGTAGAGTGCCACTACGAAGAGGAAATTCACATCGTAGTGTGCAAGCAGGAACGTATCTCGGTCGAACAGTCTGTTCTCAAACTGCCTACTGAGGTAGTATTGCTGTCTGCGCTTGTCTGCTTCCTTGTCGCTGTCAATGAGCTTGATGTCGTCTTCAGGGCGAAGTACATTCTGGTTGGCTGAGATGAAGAAGTTGGGGATGATGTTGTAGCCCTCGGTCACGTCGTCGCGCAGTTTCACATGACCGTTCTTCTCCTCTTCCTTGCCGTCGTTGAAGAGATCGATGTTCCATTGTATCACGTTCCTTGCGTAGGTAAACTGCTTGTATATCGACTCTTTGCCAAGGGAGTTGCCTCGCTTGTAATACTTGGAGTCGCCGATGTAATAGATGTTGTCGTCGGTCGTGTTGTTGGTCAGCTCCTGGTATTGATAGATATGGTCCACTCGCTTGCCATCGGGCTGGTCTTTCAGTTCCTTGGGCAACTTCTGGTCGCCGGCTATCAGTTCATCGATGATGGCTTCAAACACAATATGGAAACTCTTCACCAACAGGTATTCCCTTTGGTCAACGTTGAGCATGATGTTGTCTGGTCGGTCGAAGAAGGCATAGCACAGTTCCCATAGCTCCAAAGCCTTGTCGGAAAAGTATTTGTACTTGATTTGCTTCAGTCGCCGCTTGCCGTAACCGCCGATGTATCTCGCAAACTTGTCGCCTCGTATTAGAGGGAAGTTCACGTTGATGCTTACAGGGAAACCGTACTTGTCGTGCATATGCTGCAATATGCTGTAATAGATGACAAGCAGCTCCTCGTCGAAGTTTACCTGGCGTTTTTTGTTGATGGGATTCAGATAGCTCACGTCTTGTCGGCGTGTGCCACCGATGCTTTCCTGTATTACGGCTTGGCTTCGGCTGATAGTGCGTGTCCAGTTTATCTTGTTGTAGCCGGAGTGGAGATTCTTCACGATGAACATCACAAAACTCTCGTTCCGCTTGTTCCACTCTTGCAGAGTGAGTAGCACATCGAGAAACGTGTTTGCCTTGCGCTTTCTCGTGTGTCCCATCATCGGGGCTTGCTTGTATAGCACGATGCTCGACTGCCGTTTGCCGTCTTCCACACGGTCAAACTCATGGTCGCGGAACACGGTGATGGCTCTGTATATCCATACGCTCAAGTTGTAGATAAACGTGTGTTCCTCGGAGGTCAAGTCCTTGCAGTCCTCGGCGTTTATCAAGTCTCGTGGCTCGATATGCCCGAACACTTTCTCCTTGCCAAACTCGCCTTCCAACAACACCTTGGGCAGAATAAACACGCAGTCGTTCACGTCGGGGTCGTCGTTGTAGTAGTAGCCTACGTAGCTCAAGCTTACTTTTCCCTCCACGTCTTGAAGCACACCAAGGCCTTTGAGAACATCATAAACGTCCTCATAATCATATTGGTATTCTTCGATTAGTATGCGCATTATTTTACGATTTTCTTAATAGTGAGTCCCCAGCCCTTTTCATTGACCAAATTCATTAATAAATCAGCTTTTCCATTATCGCCATACCCATTACAAGCAACATACAATGTAGTTCCATGACATTCAATCGCTTGAGAACGTTGTTTGCTATTGTCTTTTCGTGCGTCAAACTCTTTTTGGGTTTCTATAAAATGAGAAACAAGTTTGCCCAAAGAACTCCAAGTGTCATAAACTTCTTGTGCTGAAATATCTGGATTCAGTCTGACATATTCTTTTATACATTCAAATGCCAATTTGTTTTTCGCACATTCTGTACCATCGTTTATAGTAAACTTATCAAAGTTTCTGCTACTTGATGTTGCCGAATTTCCATCTTCGTCTTCCACGATTTTGTCATCATTGTCTTTTGCTTCTTCAAGTTCTTCCTTTTTCTTGATATTTTCTTCGCCAACTACACCAACCAAGAACTTTCTTATTGCCTCAACATTCACTTTGTTGTCGCTGTCGTAGAACGCATCGAAGCATATCTCTGCTTCTGGATCGTCACTAACCTTGAAGAGCGTGATGTCGCCGTCCTTGAACACGTCGTTCCACAAATAGAACAACACTTTGCCGACAAACTTTTCTTCCGTAATGGTATCGCTATCCTTTGGTGGCTTGCAGAAGAAGTAGCCGAGTTTCTTGTCGTCGCTGCTTGTTTCCTTGGCTATCTTCTTGTTGATTTCCTCAACAAACGTCCACCAATCGCAGTATTCTATGCCACACTTTATCTTCCAACCCTTTCCAACATCGGCTATCTTCACGTATCGCCAGTCCCAACGGCGCTTGAAGGCAGAGTCGATGGGGAACAGGCTTTGGTCGCTGGTGTTCATGGTTGCCCATATATAGAGGTTGTTGGGCAGCAGCAATACTCGTCCGTTCTCGATGTCGTCGGACAAAGTCTCGCCATAGTTGCTTGTATAGCTGTCTACTACGTTTTCCACGTCCAACTCGTTTGCAAGTTCATACTCTCCACCCTTGCCAAACGCTTCTCTTATCTCGTTCTGCAAGTCGGAGTCGGCTTCTATCGGGTATGTGGAGAAACCATTGTCGCTTCTGTCGAGCAACTGAAACAGGTCACCGAATATCTGGGCGCAGTTGCCTCGGTTGATTTCCTCAATCACCAAGAACTGCGGTTCTGCCGTCTCACCGCTCGTTGCATACTTCTGCCATGCACCGAGGTAGGCTTTTAAAAACGCTTGCTTGACGTAGGTGTAGGTGATGCGTTTCTCCTTTGCTACCTCAACTCCTTGCGCACCATACACTGGCGTTTCTTCCATTGTCGGCTTATATGCTCCGACAAACGTGGAATAATCGCTGTCTGGATGGAACGTCGTGCGGATGGTCGAGTAACCTTTGGTTATCTCTTTTAACTCAAACGACTTGCCTGTTCCATGTGCACCATAGTAGATTTGTTGGAGGCATTTTATTCCTTTCTTTTGGTCTACCTCTTCAAGTCCATCTTCCTTATTGTCGTATGTTGGAATATTAGCGTTTGATATGCGAATGTCAAAAATACCATCATTAGCTTTGATTATATGTAAATCGGAATATCCCCCTGCAAAATAATTTCTTATTGTGAATTTTGTCTTACGCTGAACACCGGTGTAATCTGTATAGAGAACATCCTTTAATAGTCCATTGAAATAGAAACGTTTATCTATCTTCCCATTTTTTTGTGGAACATCCTTACGAGCATTCCACACTTGCGTAAATGTATTTACAGGTCTGCCGTCTTCAGTGAACAGTGCATCAATAATCGCTAATTGGTCAAGCACAAACTCTTTTGAAAACTTGATCAACTCATGTGTCGCTGATTGGTCAAATTTTCTTGGCAAGATAGATGCAATAAACAAAATTGCCTTAGTTAGATTTTCTTTATCATATCTAACAATAATTTGCTCTCCGCTATCTTTAAACAAAGAATAATGCTCATTATCCAAGAATAAATCTGTATTCTTGGCGTCACCAGCATTTGGCTGACGGTAACTGGCGTTTGTGTCGTTTATATGCTTTACAATTTCTTCCATACTACAACCTTATACTGCCTTGTATAATACCAAAGCAATCTCTTGGAGACACGGCAACATTCAATCCTAAAAGTTGTGTTTTGCTTTGGATTATCGCATCATTAAAGGTCTCTACATTTTGGTTGAGCTTCTCCATATATGGAATACATTGCGTGCAAATCTTCATATTTGCACTTGTTTCTGCAAGGTCGAAAACTCTATATACAGAATAAGCTGAATCTGATTTCTGTTGATTCACAAAACCTATTTCTTGATTACCCTTAATTCCGCAACACTATTATCAATTAAACTTTTTAAGTACCTGAGCAACAAAAAGTTGCCCAGTGAATCCGGCAAAACGAAATGTGCTCGATTTGAAAAACGAAACGTGCAAAAATCGGGAAAAACGAAACGTTCTAAAAATTTCGCACACACGACACTTTAAAACAACAAAAAGCAGTCCAAAACGGGCTGCTTTTATAGTTTTGAACGGTAAACAAACAGCGTTCAAATGATATTCAAATTATGCGGCATTAGACTTCACGAGCATCATATCTTTATAACCAGCATCAAAGTTCACATGCGCATTGAACTCGAAACGCTTACAACCTTCGAACGGATTGCCGAGCGTTTTATTCTTGCCGAGCCATTCACAAAGCTCAATGATAGACGACTTATCTGATGTGAAATAAACAAACGGCTTTCCTTTGAGCACATTCAACACATCGAGATAGTCAGACAAATGCCAGTACATTTTGTATGTTCCAACCTCAGTGGACAAATAAGGAGGGTCAACTATAAACACCACATTCGGCTCGTCTTTATATTTTTCGTATAGTTCACGATAGTCGCACGATTCAATCGTCAAGCCTTCCAGATAGTCCTCACTTGTCGGGTAGTCATTCTTTCGGATATTGTTGTACAATGTCTGCTTCTCCATCTCCTCGATGCTCAGTTCGTACTTCATCGAGAACATCACCGATGCCGAGATGGTTATAAAATCAATATAGCCCACCGTTTGCTCCTCATGCCTTAAACGTTCAAACATCTTCTCACGCATCTCACCATCTATTCGCTTGTGCTTTGGCGTATTGCCTACTATCTCTCGCAAATCAGCGAGCAGCGCATTTGTCTGAGGTATATGTGCCAATCGCTCTCGGTAGTTGTCGTAGTCGTTATATACCACAGTTGCCTCTGGACGCAAATGCTTCGTTATATGGGACAGCAAACCGCTGCCACCGAACAAATCCACAAACACTGTTTTGTCGTTGAACTGGGGCAGAATCTTGATATACTCCTTTGCAAACATGCGCTTCTGTCCGACAAAAGGCAGAGGTGCTGCCATGTGCATTTTCCCTCTCATACGTTCAGTTCAAATTTTATATTATCCTCACCAGCGAGAAGTCGTTCAGTGGGCTTTATGTTGTTTTCATAGATGTGTACATTCGCCAGGTTCAGCGTGATAGACTTTAGTGGCAAGTCTATCTGTCGAGCCATCAGATAAAGGTGGTAAATGTCTGAAGGCAGTCCGAGGTTTGCATCGGAGCTGCGCTGATATGCCGACACAACCAATGCACCGTCCTCTATTTGAAACTGCACAAGGCTCAGGCACGGTGCCTGGTTGCTCTCTGCATCCGTTGCTCCGAGAAACAGTACATAGTTTTTGCTGTTGCGTTTCTCCTTGTTGATGCGCTCAATAAGTGGTGGCAGTTTCTCCATGTAGGTCGGGTAGCTGTTTACCAATGTCTGGCCGCAGTAGTCCCACCATGCTATGCCTGCCTCACGGTATCGATCCACATTGCGCTCTCCTTGCATAAACAGTTTCAGCTCTTCTTTCAGTTTCTTCCTCGCTATGCCGTGGCTCTCAAATATGTCGAGCAGGTCAGCCGGTGTGAGCGTCAGCTGCTCGTTGAGCAAGTATTTTATCTTGCCTTTTTTGTTCTGTTGGGTCTTGCCTTCAGCAAGCACCTTCCCCAATAATAAATAGTATTTGTTCATCGTGTTTTATTTTCGATACGGCAAAGTTACCACGCTTCCGCATCAAAAAGTAACACCACGAGCAAATCACACTGCAAGCCTTTTGCAGTACATTTTCAAAAGCCTTGCGCTTTGCTTCCCCCGAACACCTGAGTGCTACACTCTCGACCATATCGCTTGATGAGCGTGTACACCTTGCGCTCGCTCACATGATAGCGATCTGCAAGTGTCGCCACAATGTATGAGACCTTTTCGCCACCACTGAGCATCACGCGATAGTCGTTGTACAAGTCTATATATTCCACATCTTCGATGCGTATCCCTGCCTGTTGTAGCCTTTTTAACGGCTCGCGGTTAAAATTCAATATCTCAAATACTTTCATTTTCAACTAAATTATGTACCTTTGTATCGCCAATCATTTATAACAACAAAAAAACCAGTACGGTGCAGCAGGAGGCATAGGCCCCCGGTTGCGCATCGTACTGGTGTGTTGTTAATAAATGATTGGCGTCTATATTAACAGGCCGGGGGCTTTTTTACATCCTCCCCCGAAGGGATTTTTTAAGCGTTGTACTTGCTCAAATCTATTGCATCTTTATTCTTCCAGCCATTTTCCAGCATCTCTTGTATATGCTTAACGGCTTTCGTGTAGAAATCTGCAAGTTCATCAAGCGTTTCAAACGTACGGTACACTGGACTTTCATCAGTGCCGAACTTAAATGTCACTGGTAGCGTTTTTCCGTCCGTCTGGACGGCCAAATCGTATGCAGCCTTATAGTTGTACTGGTTCTCTTGCGAGAGCCACACAGGGGCTCCTTCATAGCTGAAGCCCGACAATATTGCTGCATCCGTTTGTTGGTTATACCATTTTCTCACGAGGTCTTTTATTTCCTCGTCAGTCGGCTTGTGTGTCAGTTCTGCCTCCATGTAGTCAGCAGTTCCGTCATCATGTTCTTGCACGTCCCAACGAACGCGCCACTTGTTTTTGATGGGGTTCACGCATTCAAGCAGTTTCACCTCCAAACTTCCTTGTGCTCTTTTCATCAACTAAAAACGTATTTGGTTCGACCTTTGCCGAACACTTCCGTCTTGATCGTTGTCTCAAATGGGAAGCCATCCGGCACTTCTTTAATCTGGGCGAGGATATTTTTCATTTCCTCACTGTTGGTAAAGAATTTCCTGGCTTCGCCGTTCATCTCGATTGATACGATGCAGCGGTCTTCACCCTGCTCCGTCTTGATGCCCGTCTCAAAGTCCTTCACGATGATAGGAATGTTTACCAACTCGCGGATACTTACTACTGTACCCGCGAAGCGCTTTTTGCCGTCTTCTGGCTTGTAAGCCACATTTAAGTCCTTAAAACTTTTCATTGTTTTGCCTGTTAATTTATTAAACAAATTATTACAGTCGGCGTGCTTTGTCATCCCATAAAAGGATGCTGTCAGCTCTCGCCTTCTTTTTCTCGATTTTACCTCGCACATCTTTCTTGCGAACTTCTGCTTGATGCGTTTCCTTAAACGCACATTGTTTGGCCGTATCACATAGCCCAGAAAGTCTATTCCCTCAGCAGTCGGGAACACCCTCTCATTGGGCTTTACCACCAAATCTATTTCCTGCAGTTGTTCATGTATGATGTCACGAATCATCCATAGTTCCGCTTTCGTTTTACCGAGTACCACACCGTCATCACAATATCGGTAGAAATGACACACGCCGTACTTGTCCTTCAGATAATGATCTAAATATACAGACAACAACAAATTGCCCAAGCCTTGCGACGAACGTAGCCCGATGCTGATACCTTTTGGTATAATGCGAACAAAATTGTCAAGCATAGCTATGAGCTTCTTGTCTTTGAAAATCCGATGTACACAATACATAACGAAATCCTGATTGACACTCTCGTAGAACTTAGAGATGTCGAACTTGTAACAGTAGCGTGTTCCTTCAGGATCTTCCTGTATATCACGAAGAATGTACTTCATAAGGTCGTGCATTCCCCTGTTCTTAATGCTTGCGGAGGTTGTTCTTATAAACCGCTTTTTTAGGTGCTTATCCACTACGGACATGATAGCATGAGCAGCTATACTATTCTTTAGACTCTTGAAAAATTGAATATGCCGTAATTTACCAGCTTCAATAATGTCTTTCTCCTCAATGTCATTTGGCGTTACATGAAACTGGCCGGAAACAATACGCTCAGAAAGTTTCTTAATGAACTCCTCACGATGCGCAAGCAGGTAACGCCCTTGACGGCTTTCCTTCCGTTTGGTGCCACTGATCACCTGGTCGAACGATTCCGCAATATTAGAATATTCGACAATCTCCTCAATGATATGACCTTCTCTACGCATAGCATCAGTTGTTTTTAATTACAGAAGATAAGGGCCTTCCTATCCCCGGGCCAAACTTCTTCGAACCGTTCCCGGCCTACCAAACTCTATTGCCCGACACTTGATGTTTCAGCTTTCCGTCCTTTCATGGACGCTGTTGCTGTGGCTCGTTTCCCTCGGCACCACATCGAGGAGCGCGTCCTCATCGTTGTACGCCGATATATTTTGATTTCCAGACGCGAGCCGACATTC